TGTATCTGACACTTCTTTCTCAATGTTCCGTAACCAACTTGAATACAAGTGTAGGTGGTATGGTAAAGAACTGATTGTTATAGATCGTTTTTACCCATCCTCGAAAACCTGTTCAAGATGTGGTTGGAAAAATAAAGACTTGAAGTTATCGGATCGAACATTTGTTTGTAAAGATTGTGGTTTGGAGATCGACAGGGATCTCAACGCAGCGATTAACATACAAGCCGTAGGAGTTGATGCGGCTATACGGACGCAGAGCAGCCGGGTTGCCGGTTGTGTTGAAGCGTCTAAAATGGAGTAGGATATCTTAGAATATTTTTATGAAATTTACAACTATGATAAATGAGACATCCACGTTGTTTGTAATGATATTCACGTCAGGGTTGATGTTTGTCATGCCTATATTATATATAGGGTATAATGATATCCTTGTCATAATAGGATTCGGGATACTACTATCTTTTATGTTAACCATAATCCCGATCTTGCTTTCTTACGATATAAGGGATGAGATCATTGAGTTGATTGGTGATATGGATAGCCAGATCGTGGTAGATACTTCGGTATATAAAACGAACCTGCCCTAAGTAATTCCTAGGGCAGGTTTGGTATAATTATCATCGAACTATCTCCCAGTCTTCGGCAAATACATCACTGATGGATGGAACCCATGAATCGGCACGTCCGGTATTCTCGTTGTAGATAAGGCATTGACTGGTATAGTCAATGAATCCTTTGCTTTTCAGAATAAGGTCTTTTGCCGATTGAGGAAGAGATTGCATCTTAGGGATGATGTCGCTATCGATATGAGCTGGCACTTGTTTGAATACCATCAAACCTTTACCGTTCCAACCACTTCTACGAACAGTTCCACCTTGTTTTAACACTTCGATAGCATCACCGAAGCACATTACGGATGAATCATCGGCTTTATCGTATGTTTTCTCAAAAATGTCCTGCTTGCAAGGATAAAACTCCCCGTTTACTCCCTTGATGATGTAATCACCTACATTGGCTTTCATAACACCTTCAAGGGTTTCTATACTACAATCAACAGAAGGAGGTATCCCATTATCAGCGTCACCTTCCCTAATAACTTCTATTTTAACACTATCACCAGCGAAATCCTTGATCTCATCATTATTAAAGCCTTTCCATTTTACGGCTTCTATCGCAATTGGTTTCTTTACATATCTATTCATAATTTTACGATTTAATATATTATTATCTTTTGATATACCTTTCTATAAGATCTATTGATAGTTTAGCTCCCAGCTCCTCCTCCAATAGGTTAAGGTAGTTCCGATGCAGGCATCCGCCCCGCTCCACCTCCCTAAAGCCGGCCCCGTCCCTGATCCTGACCAGCCCTTTCTTTGGATCCATGTCGATCAGGTCTCGAAGCTCGTTCATGTTCTTAAACCTGTTTTCTATTATCTTAAATACATCGATCTTAGGTTTCTTATCCTTATCCTTGGACTTTATCTTAACTCTTCCACTCATGTTAATTATCCAGTAATTTTACATGTAATATGATTCATATTATTATTGCCGCAATAAGCGCACATAGATACATAAGGAGAATACACTCTTCCACATATCGGACATCTCCATCCATACATAACAGGATTTGTTTGTTTGTCAATTTCTTTCAAGCCTTCATTAGTAGTGGATGATGTATTTTTATTTCCCATATCATTCGTTATTTATCTTATCTGTACTACCAAATCCATTGTCACCTCTATCAGATTTTCCAAGATCCTCTAATGACTCTACCTCTTCCCATACGATACGTTCCCGTCTACGAATAAGAAGTTGAGCTACCTTACCACCGACATTACAATAATAAGGACTATGCCTATCCATTTTTCTGTGAACTATCATAATCTCACCACTATATCCTTCATCAATAGTAGCAGGGGCGTTTTGCATAATTAGCTCGCTATTAGTAAAACCACTACGTGGACGGATTTCCATCTCATAATCCTTCGGCAATGCTACATGTACACCGGTATGATATATAATCCTACCACCGTCAAGTTCTATATCCTTAACAAATAAATCCATGCAAGCATCCTCTTTATGAGCATATTCAGGCAGCTTAGCCCCTTCTTCCAGCCATATCTTGACCTTACACGTATCTATACCATCAAGTAACTCAATTACCTCTTTGTAGCTCATAGGTTGCTCTGATGCCAACGAAATGGCTCTTGCCAATAAATCTTTAATCTTACTCATTTTATCTTGTTTTTAAACTCTTTCCCCTTCGGGCATTGTAATTTACATTCCTCACCACAAGCGGAACAGTTGGGTCTCATTCCGGGCACCCCTCTTCCCCCGTACGGCCAGTAGGCATAATCGCAGACGCTCCAGAACGCCTCCATCGCCTTTATCTTGGCATCGACGGTTATCTTCTCCCTCACCTTTTTCATGCTTTTCCTGAACTCGTCTTTCATATCCTTCCCCTCTATCTGTCTAGCCTTACGTCTCTCATTCCACCAATTATAGTAGAATTTGTCAGCCATCTTATAGGCTTCCGGATCAAATTTATCACGGTGCAGGATAGGGGCGTCCTTGACCTTTCTCAAATTCCTGCCACAAACATAAGCAAGCCCGGCGTACGGAGGTATGTCCTTAGGATCAACCAACCCATCCGGTACGCAGTAGTAGAAGTAGTTGGGCCGGCCGTACCTGACCCAGTCCCCGGTCTCGTATAGGGCTTGCTTCCGGACCTCGAACCAGCCTTGCATTACTTGGTGCTTTTCCTGTTTCTCGAAATCCTTGTTGTAGTCAGCAAGCGAGATCTTTACCTCAACCTCATAAGCGTACATAGATCTGGTTATAGCCAGATAATCAGACTCCCAGTTATAGACATACAAGTTGTTTATAATCCATCTAGGAGATACCAAGAACTGTCTGTTAAGGATATCCAATATCCCTCTTTCAGTGTATTCAGTACCTTTATTTGATTGCCGTATTCCCATCTCCCTTCAGAGTATTATTCCTTAACCCAACCGCCATTATAGCGTTACCTATCAACATTCTCAACTTATCCATATCTTTATCATGGAACGAGAAAGCGGTTAGGATATGGCCATTGGTCTTATCATAAGATTTTATCATCAACACAGCCACATACTCACCCATCATCTTTCCGTTCATAATATCAAGATCGATTATGCCGTGATCTATTAGATCAACCACATCCCATCCTGCTGGTAGATACTTTTTTATTTGATTTATATCCATATGATTAAATTATTAAATTTTGTATAAATATATTTTATACATTTATTATCGCTCATTCATATATGAGCGATTTATTAAATACAATATTCATTGTGATAAAAATAAATTCGTTTTAACAGATACCAAGCCATGGCTGACATATTTTAATTTCTTGCAAGATACATCTTTCTTATTCTCTCCATTAATATCCCGAATATTAAATTGCCCAGAAAGCCTTCTTGCGTAAATAAAATGCTCTTCTCCTTGAAACATCACTTTATCAAATAACCTAAATCCAAAAACTTTAAAAGGAGCCTGGTTTCGCTTTCTAATTCCTCCTTTCAATATTTTCATCTTATGAATCTGACGGTTATGGCGACGAACTAATTTACGTTTGTAATAATATCCAAGCCTACATGAATTAAAATTCCTTGAAATCACAAAAGCGTCGGATACATGGGATTTTTCAATTCCATGGTTTATACGATTATATTTTGTTATGTATCCGAACGTCATCGAAACGTTATCGTATCTGGATTTTAACTCCTCGTACAACTTCCATTTCATGATTCCCATGACGGCTGCGTCACGAAGTGACTTGCCTCTGCTTACTTTCAATTTGATATTTCCTTTATGAAATTCCTTATGACAAGTCTCACAAAGAGTAATTAAATTGGATGGTGAATCTCCTCCTATCTTCCTTGACTCAATATGATGGATATTAAGGATAGGATCTTTTGACTTACCCTTACAATGCTGGCATTTATGCCCGTCTCTTGCAAGGACATATTCCCTCACATTCCAAAATCCTAATTGCTCACCTTCCTGATACTCTTTACCTGATATCTCTGGATTCTTGATTTTCTGGGTATCAAATTGGGCTACCTCAACAATCAATTTTGAGACAGGTAGTATAGAATATACAAAACTGATAATTCTAATATGAGAATCAATCTTATGGCGGACAGATGGAGCAATCCATCCATCCTTCTTGGATTTTACCCTATTATTGAATCTTTGCTTTCTATACCTAAGCCTGCTTCTTCTAGTCCTCCTTAATCCCCTTCTTGTTGATAGAAGATCAACAACATCACTTCTTAGAATAACCTCACTTGCGTAAAGCTCCTTGCTTTTCGTCGTAGCTGACAAACCAACATGCTTGGTTCCCGAGTCGACGCCTAACACAATCTCTTGTTTGTAATCGGATGTCTTGTACGTTAATTTGATGGTAAAAGGACATGTGTTCACAACGACCGCTTTGTTGTCTTTTAGCAATCGCCTAACCTTTCCATGCCTTGTCGTAGGCATCATCGGTTTTCCATCTATGTCCTGTACATACACCATTTTACAAACTAATTCAATGTTTATTCAACATAAGTCAGGGCAAAACCCTGTTAGTACCCATCGCCAATGTTATTGAAGGTTTTATATAGGCAACACTGGAACCCAAATACGATCCCTATTTAATCACCTACCTTAGAGCTACGGACTTGGATAAACATCCATAGGTAACTATATATTCTTCAATAACGTAGCCTTTATTTCAAGACTTAAGCTAATAACCTGATCCTATATAGATATATATAAAATATTAAATGAATTTCAACACCTTATATATTATTTGAGGTTATTAATTACCGACCTACAGGAATATGTTTAAGAAAACACCATGTACCCCAACCACGACTCGAACGTGGATCCCATCTTTAGGGGAGATGTGCTACTTTCCTCTTGAGCTATTGGGGCGTATACCCTGATCCTCACGGACAAGGGTATCAAACAAAATCTAAACTCTAAATCTAATGACAAACTCTATTAATCCAACTGTGGACCCGGCCGGACTTGAACCGACAACCTGCTGGTTATGAGCCAGATGATCCAACCAATTGATCTACGGGTCCTAAATACACCACATCGGCTTTCACAAGAGGATGTGGGACGGAATTTCTCGAAGTTTATATAGTAACTTTATGAAACTATTGTCCAGCATTCTAGCATATAACACCAATCCTCGAACGGGAACGTCTCTACACCAGACCTACCCCATCCCGTCCCCCAACTGTTCTGTAGGACGAAGCCGGCCTTGTCCCAGCCGGTGAGGATAACGGCATGACCTCCCAAGTTCTGTCCTTGGCCTTGCCAGAATCGATTACCATAATTATAGCAATACAGACCTATAACCAGAGGACCATTCAGCATCAACGCTACCTTAGCCGATACCGGATCTATGATCCTAGCGTAACTGTTTATTTTCTCCCCATCTACGCCTACGTTCTTGATAGACTTGATAGCGTCACGAAGAACCATCCCGTCCTGATCCTTATCCTCTCTCAGATCATATATATCGTAAGGAGAGATCTTAGCCGGTCTTTTAACAGCCCTTATACTCTTTCTCCAATTAAGTATCTCAGCCAAGCTTACAGCGGCGCAAATAGGGGAAGAACCTTGATCTACCACGCTATCGACATCATTGATCTTATACTCATCAGGAACAGCCTCATGTTGCATATTCATGATAGCGTCCCTATCATCCGCTGGTGATGGTATATATCCTAATCCGTATTTCATTTCTTATCTTTTTTATGATAATCGATTATCTTGATATTAAACGTATCGGATCTTTGCCTAACCTGTATTGACCCTCTAGCTTTTCCCTTGGCGTCGTACAGGGCGGTGAAACCAAAGTTATCGACCCGGCCATCGTCCAGCGTAAACCGCCACTCCTTCCATTGGCCCATCACGGTCCCGGAAGATACTATGGAATCCACTACATAAGATATATCAGTAGTATCGTACTCCGTATAATAGGTTCTTGACGTACTGCATCCGACAGCCGCTAAGGTAAATAACGTTAACAAGAAAAACAAGACCTTATTCATTTTTCTTAGCTTTTTTACGTTTCTTAGATTTCTTCTTCTCTTCAGTTTTATTCTCGACATTTACGTCATTGCCAGCATCGACACTAGTAACCTCAGAGATACTATTTTCAGGTATATCGATATGACCTGAATTAGGATCCATTTTATCCTCATCAACAACAACCTCATCAGAAACATCGTTATCTAAAGCCTCTGGATCGACATGATTCTCCAGATACTTGATACGATCGGACATGATCTTGATCTGATCCTCAAGTTCAATGTATCTTCTTCTGGCTTCGCTTAGTAATTTGGATGATAGTTTATGTTTCTTCTCGATATCCATATAAGCCCGTTTAAGAGTCTCTTTCTCTTTCACCGACTCATTATATAGATCTCTTGATTTACTAAGCTCATTCCCCATCTTAACGATATGAGAATCCTTGGATTCTATATCCTTATTAAGAGAATCAATAAGAGTATTAAGATATCTTTCTTTTTCCCCCAATTCCGTTATCTTACTACGAGCATCCTCATAATTTCTTTTTAATCTACTTGAATAGCTAATAGCTTCATCAAGATCCTGTTTTAGAGTATTTATATAACCACTCTTTACTATCTTCAATCCGAACATCCTCAACACTTTTATAAGTTCTACGAATATCGGCCTTTATCTTGCCGACTATAATTAACTCAGCTATATGCTTATCTTTCTCGACTATAGCTATATCCTTACGGACATTAGTTACTCTGATCGTAATATTCTCGTTATTAGAGAAAACGAACGGTGATCCTACCAAAGTGAGGCCTGTATCGTTGGTGAACGACGGCAGCATCATAACCATCCCGACAGTATCATCCGGGAACGAGGCCGATATGCCTGTGTCTATATCAAGAACATCACCTTGACCCAACGGGAAGGCATTACCTTGCTTGATAGGAATATCCTTTCCCAATGAGTTCCATGCCTTAGAGAATTTTAAAGAGTTGAGAAAAATTTTACCATCTTTCTCAACTATCCCTACCATTGGATCGCAATTCATGTGAACCTCATCAAGCTTATCATCCGGTTTTTCCTCAAATTCGTCAAGATCTCTGGCTGATGTAAATGACTTACTCTCCAGAAGTTTTTTGATATCTTCAATCGTAGCCATACTATAATTTTATTATTAAATAAACGATCTTCAATCCTAACTTCAAATCAGATGTCTTTTCGAACATCTCCCTAAGAGGTAAGATAGTAGCGTCAAGATCTGACGCTACCCATTCTCCGTCCTTATAATACATATTCTTTTCCTCGGAATACGCTACACAAGGTCGATGCCCTAAGTTCTTCATAACCGTATCTACCTTATTTTGGGTAGGCATCGAGATACGGTTCACTTTAGTAGATATATTAAAATTGCTTTCCATTAAATTACTCATTTTCAATTAGTTAATTAGAAAGGTAGGTCACTGTCGTCTCCAAAAGGAGGATATTGTGGCGGCTGCTGACCTCCAAAAGAAGGCGCTTGGGCTGTCTGAGGCGGAGCCTGCTGGTATGATGGAGGAGGCGTCTGCTGCGGAGCCTGCGTAGCGTATGACGGTGGGGGCGTTTGCGTTGTAGCCTCACCAGCGTTGTTTTGGCTTGCCGACTGAGCGGGTTTCACACCATCTGTCTTAATGCTTTGAATGTGCTTATTAAGTACCTGATAGGCGAAAGCATCTTGGGCAGTATAATCAAACTTCTTATTCCCCATTATATCAGTACTCTCAACTCTGTCAGGCCATCCATTCTGTCCATTCTTATAATATTGCGGTATAAGCTCATCCCTTCCATCAGGAGTTTCCCTAGCATATGAGATAAAAAAATTACCTGGGGCATATTGATCTCCTTTTCTAGCGTGAGCTGGATTGATTACCACCTTACGCTTTAGATCAACATTAGGCAAGTATCTCACCAATGACTTAACATAATTATTAATACCTCCCTTTTGAGTCATCAAAGGAACATTGATAATATAGTTTCCTTCATCATCGCTTATTTTTATAGCTACGTATTTAGTTTTTGCCCCGTTATAGTCAACCTCCCTTATCTCAATATCTGATAAATATCCCTCTATACCATTCCAAAATACTTTCCAGTAAGATACAGCCCCTGTCTTATCATTCACATGTTCCTCATAACCTTCTTTAGGCTCCTTGGATGATTGATAAAGAACTCCACCACCACTTATCTTAAAGTAGTGATTATTAGATCCTAGCGAATTTTCACGAACTCCCATATTATATATATTTAAAAATTAAACAATAATTGATGATGATAAGAAATACTCATTCTTATTATCCTCCCCATAAATCTTGTTGAAATGAGATTTATGGTCATGCTCGATAACGACCCTATTATATGATATGCTTTTAACTATACCAAGATACCTACCACATAGCACATCGCATATAATATCATTACCGTTATGCGATAAAGCCGTAAGCCTTTCCTTACAAGATCTTCCAGACATAGGGTTCTCTGACATAATACCGCATCCTTTTTCAGTGAATATCAATCTACAATGATCGAACTCATTTACCTTGATATTATTCTGGAGAGCCTGGACGAGTAGATCCTTATCAAAGACATAGGTACTTGTTTTGACAAAATGCTCGTCCACGAACCTCCAGTTAGGATAATTACCGTCAAAGTGAATCTCATACATATCCATATCAGGGGTAGAGAAGTAAGTCCTAGTATCATCTACTTTGATAGACAACGTATCTAATGACTTATTTATATGTTTATCAAGTAATAAAGAGGAGGCGTTTGATACCGGGATAAATACCTTCTCTACCTTATCCTGATTAGGGATAAAATACCTGTAAATAGTATTCCTGTCAGTACTTACTATATTAATATTAATATCATCAATATCAATGACCACATTCTCTATGCAAGGATAAAGCTCGTTGATCTCCGTATAATTACTGGCCTTGTTAAGGACCGATACATAATCATTCATCTTAACATTAATACCTCCATCAGGAATATTATATACCATAGGGAAAGTATTTACGTCAAAGGCCGGACAGCTATACTCACCAGAGGCGTAGTATATAGTAATACTGTCCTTCTTATCGGAAAGCACGATCTTAATCTCACCATTCTTCTGTTTTTTTACAAACCTGATGAAAGAGCTTGCCTCGACCAAGAAAGAGAAGTTAGAATCAGACTCCACTTCCAGCCTCTCTATAACACATACCTTGGCATTTACGGAAGTAATATAAGCTAGATTATTGATAACATCTATCTTAATATTATTATAGAGTGAATTAGATCCGGCGTTTTTAACAACTAACTCTAATTTACTTAACTTCTCATTCAATGATTTCGACAAGCACTTAAATAACATAATGAACAACCTTTATATTACATTGCAAATGTAATCATAATTATATTAATTCAAATACAACAAACGCTTAATAGTATTAAAATAACTTAAACTTGCGTCTAATATATTCGGCTATAAGTATAGCGTCACACATTCCATCTTGTATCTTAGTTGGCTGTACTCCTTTCCCTGACCATGGTTTTACGAAAGATACCAAAGGGAAAAGGCGTATGGCGCATCGGATGGAGGTAGCCTTCGTATCCAGCTTCGCCGCCGAATACACCCGATCGGCTGTCGTATGAAGTTCCTTCTGCCAGGTCTTTGGTTGCACCTCCTCGAACATGAACCTAACATCCGGGTGAGATCCATATCGTTCCATCATCTCGACCATCATAGCGAAGAGAGCGTTCGGTTCCCGACGCCGTCCACCGAAGGTGAAGTTGCTGGCTGCCGAGCTATTGTGGATACTGTGGACGTCCTCTACGGCGATCGCCAGCGTTCCTCCGCCTTCTTCTTGGATTTTATCCGATGCGTCAAGGAAGAAGCTAGATATAGCCCTAAGATCTATATCCCCCTTAGCCGATATCCTTGGAGTCATGATTACCTTAATCTCCCCGTTCTCCGGGATCATAGCTAATCCTCCGGTATCTATACCCGGATCTATCCCTATCGCTACATTCATATTCTCAAGGTATATAATGAGTGAAAATCCTCCGGTCTAAACACCTGTATAGAGTTATCTGGATACAGACCTATGTAATAACCATAAAAAGCCCGTAAAATGCCATTTTCTAGCCTTATATCCAATGCCTTTACCTTGTTCCCATCAACCATAATATCGACTTCATTGGTTTTATGGGATATCTTGTCGAACCATTCAGGTACAGGATCAATACCGTACCTGAATGCGTTTACCGTTGATTTTATCGATATATATGTCCCCATGATCAGATAAGATTACAATCGTCTCGTTTAACAACCTTAAAATCGCCATTTCTAAGTAATATCGCTACATCAGATCTCGTATACGTAAGAGGTGTATACGATACCAAATGATAAGAAGCCTGCCCTGTCGCTGGCCGAACCGGTCTCAACACGGCTATGGCTATATCACCACCAAGCTCCGTGCCACCTGTGACACCTTGTAGGCACATGTATATGAATCCCTCATACTCATATCTCTTCCCGATAAACTCACTCATGGGAATACCTACGAACAGATAGTTCTTTACATCCCCCTTCTTAACCTCGACAGCGTTTTCTACGCTGGATGGTATTACGTCTACAAATTTTACTCCTATTGCCATGATTACAAATTCAATTTAGCTCTTAACTCTTGACACAATTCTTGATTATCTCTCATGATACTTAACGTATTATCCACCCCATTTCCTACCCGGATATCCCCATACCAGTACCATGATCCTTTACGGGTAAAGATACCAGTTTCCTCGCATAACTTCAAAAGCTCAAGCTCCTTATCAAACCCAACGCCATAATACAAGGCTGTCTCGGCTATCTGGAACGGAACGGCTGTCTTGTTCTTCAGCACCTTTATCCTGACCTCATGACCTACTGAAGATCCGTCCTCACCTACTATAACCTTCTTCCTTGCCATTTCCATACGGATAGAGGCATAGAATTTAAGGGCGTTACCTCCGGTCGTTACCTTAGGATCTCCGTATATAACACCGATCTTCTCCCGATATTGGTTGATGAATACCAGAACACAGTCGCTTTTGTTTACGATCCCTGTAAGAACTCTCATAGCCTTTGACATCAATCGAGCTTGCAATCCCATGTTACTATCCTCCATATCACCCTCGATCTCCTTCTTCGGGACTAGATTTGCCACGGAATCCACGACAATAAATCCTACCCTGCCGGACTCCACCAGCTTGGCCGTGATGTCAATAGCCAGCTCACCGTAGCTTGGCTGGGAGATCAAAAACCGGTTTATATCCAACCCCATTTTCCTAGCGTACTCAATATCGAAAGCGTTCTCCACGTCTATTATAGCTACTAGCTTATCTGGATGTTTTTTCTGGAACTCGATCATACTTAACGTACACATCATAGTCTTGCCACAAGATTCCATCCCGACCAGCTCATGAATCCGGCCTACCGCCCATCCGCCGCCGAGGGCCTTGTCCACCACCAGAGAACCAGTGCTTTCCCTTGGTATGGATATTATAGGCTTATCATCGCCGAAGTTCATTATCGAGCCTTCTCCAAGCTCTTTATTTAAAGATGATACTAACTCATCTACGTCTGAAAAAAGTTCTTTCTTAGCCATTATAATCCGTATTCATCGAAATTAAACAAATCCTGTTGTTTCTTGATCATATCCTTACCGATATCAGATATCTTTTCTGGATTCAAAACACCCTCATTCTCATCCACCTTCTCTATAAAGTCAGATATCTTATCGCTTAGCAGTACCATATCTTCCTTAGGCACTGATTTCAGATAAAGCCCGTCTATAGACCTACATCTTGAAAGAGCGGTATATATCTGTCCTATTTCGAAGGCTCTGCTGATGTCTACGAATATATTATCTAAAGTCATTCCCTGAGATTTATGAACGGTTATAGCGTATCCTAACCTCAATGGATATTGTATTATATAGCCGCAAGAAATGCCTTCAAGGGAATCATCTACCTGCTTATACTTCATCTTCTCCCACTTCTCTTTGGTTATCTCCACCTCAGTATCGTTATCTAGATGAACATATATCGTCTCATCAACAGTATCTATGCTGGTTATGATACCCATAGAGCCATTGACATACCCGTTGCCGTTTCTGGTTATTATGACCTTAGCCCCTACCTTTACTATAAGCTCATCCTCACAGGGAGCTACAGGCTTTTCCCCGAATACAGTAGCATCGAACTTAAATACCTTATTATTGATCTTATCAAGATTAGTCTTATTTATCTCATAAGCTTCTTTGTTAGTTGAGCATATAATTATAGTATTATCCATATTATCCGGATACTTGACCCTACTATCCAATATCTGTCTTGACTCATCGGTAATAACCCCACATCTTATATCCTCAAGTACGGAAAGAAGCTGAGGATCTTTTTGACGGAATACGTTCTCGAAGGTAATGACCGAGAATCCTGACGCTCTTAATGCCTTTGATGAGAAAAAGAACCGACTCTCATAATACCTGTCGATAAAATCATCCGCCGTCACCACAGGCGGTAGCTGTGATAGATCTCCAAACATAATCAACCTAACGCCACCGAAAGGTTCCTTACTACGCCTGCATTGTCTAATTACGTCAGCCACCTCATCAAGCAAATCAGGTCTTACCATACTGATCTCGTCGATAACGATAGTATCAAGATTCTTGATCTTCTTCTTCATAAACGGACTTACATCTACTTTATTCGACAACATACCTCTCTCGATAGAAGGGATATAAGGATCGTTCTTTATAGAGAAGAACGAATGAATGGTCTGTCCTCCGGCGTTCAACGCCGCTACTCCAGTTGGGGCTACGATAACGCACTTACCCAAGAACTTTACGATACGTCTCATGAACGTACTTTTACCACTACCGGCTCTACCGGTAATAAACAGATTCTCCCTAGTGGTGAAAATCTTCTTCAAGGCACGACCCTGCTCTACGTTTTTATCCACCGTCATAATATGACGAAGGAGGTCGTTTTCATTTCTAAAATCCTCTTGTACCATATCTTTTTAAGTTTATGGTACAAAGATACGAATAGTTATAATTAACTAATAAAAATAAATGTGAATAATATGTAAATATTAAATTTTATATCTGATACTCAAATCATCCAGCTTTACTCATCTCGACCCCTTTTACTCTTAAGAAAACGTCTCTTATATAATCTTCTGCGATGATTATATGCATTATCGTTCCTCTGTATGATAGTCTTAGGTGTCCGATAGTTACGCTTTTCCTGTCTTTGGTATTGACTATTCCATTGTTTTTCTTTACTTCATCATATAAATCAGATATAGTCTTACAACACATGCTAAGAACGTCTTTTATCATCCGGTATACCGTTCTTTGGGATATTAGCATCATACCTTCTTTTGATAGCTTTATATTCAATCTATTCATAAGATATGGCACATTGAATTTGACAGTTCTTTTTTTAGTTACCTTATATATCTTATTTATATTTCTGTTTCTAGCTGAGAATATTATTTTTGATAACATCTTAACTCTATTTAATTTACGACTTTTGTTAGCCATCCTTCTTCTGGTATTAGAATCAAGACTTTTATCAAGACAGGTATATACAGATTCTCCTTTCTTTACAAACATATCCTTTATTCTTGGGGTCTTACTAGCCTTATGCTTGTATTTTATGATATCCGATAAAGCTATCATAATCTCTCCTTCAGCCCAAGCCTTTAAGCTTATAAGCTGGTAGTTCATATCCTCATGAGAATCCCTTAACACATGGCGGTAGCAGAAATAAGCGCATCCATCTGATAGGATATCAATAAAATCTTTGGTATTGATCTCTATCTGATCTCTATTCCCGCCATGCATCCTATTTCTTAGAAACACATGTTTGAATACGTTTATGATAATAAGATATATCATTGCCATCTTACATTCATCACTGATCTGAATACCTGATCCATGATACTCCTCATGTTTCAATGAATATTTTATAGCTGTCACTTTTTTGCCTTCCTTATTGGTAACAGGCTTGAAATCGACTGGGCATATAAGTGATCCAGCTGGAAGTTTTACGCATCCTAGCTCATCTTTTTTGGCCTGAATATTACGTGGAGTATATCTTTCGGTAAGAATCTTATCGAAATTTGATTTCATTTTATGTAAAAGTACTATCTTTGTTCCCATAGGATATTTTATTTGCTGCGAATATACAAGTTTCATCAATACGAAACAAGTTATTCGGATGGATGGGTAGCCTGGGAAGGTCGCCCATTTGTTGTTTATACGAAATTGTCGTAATAAAATTGGGGGGGGTAAACTCCTGTGTTTGTGGAAGATCATTTTTGACACCACACTTGTTACGCGCGCGTTAATAGGTATATTTATTAAATATAATTAACTCTATAAACATATTCTACTTACTAATATCTATATCCGTACACAGAACCTCTCCTGACGTCGAGTTCCTGTGTACTCCACTTAAAGTCTCTATTTAATAAAACATTGCTTTTTACCGCCAAGGTATGGTGCCGTCAGGTAGCATACCGCAGGCTAAACCTGGTAGAAGCCGTATCTTATACCGGAAGCCGGGACCCCAGTAGGGGGATCGGGTGGAGCAGAAGCCAAAGAAGAAAAAGCGATGTCATGTGCGGTCGCTCACGCTCCGGCCGTCCGTATCTTCTACGGCAGGCCCCATGCCCCAAGGCCTCCCATTTCCCCTTGGCTTTATATCCCATAGCTTGGGGAGGAAGGAATCCAAAGGGAAAAAAGTAAGGTCATATGCGGTCGCTCACGCTCCGGCAGGCTAACATAACTCTACCGCCGTCCATGTCAATAGCGAACCTCTGGCGGCATTGTCCGGCATGACGTCGGTAGCCTTACCTTGGGTGTCCCAGCGTGTCCCCCCACCAACCTTTCCCCTTTGGATGCCTTGGGCTATGTCATGGGAGATAAGAAGCCAAAAAGAAAAAAGGAGTGGTCGCATACCGTGAGGCAGGATAAGGATGTCCCCCGCCGTCCACGCGCGTAGCGTACGTGAACTTCACTGCCCTCGCTATTGTAGCCAGCCGTAGACATACATGGCTTCGTTCGCCCTACCCCACCAGCTTTTCCTTTTGGATTCTCGCAAATACATGCTAGTCAGCATATATCATGTTGATTATGGCAAAATTTCTTGACAACGATATTTTTTTTAACTAGTTTTGCTGAAAACTAATTTCATATGGCTGAACAAAGGAAAGCTTTCGTATTCGCATTACCTTATGATACTAGACTGGATATGATCCAGCAGTTCTTAAGGATATACAACGGCTATCTGGATTCTAGGGGTAGGAGCTTGATTACTGAAAGGACGATAAACTTACTTTCTTTCTACATCAACTACGGATACTCTGATGATACCAGGGCTAAGTACATGGATTGTCATGGACAGAAGGAATCTTACGTCGCTGTCTTGAACAACGAGCTTAAACGTGGGGGTTTTCTGGTGGACAAGAAGAACGGGAACTTCCGTACCCGTGAGCTGTCTATTGAGATGAGAAGCTTACGTAACTATTTTATTCTTGACGGGGAGGGTGATGATACCCGTGTAATGGGGTTTGTGTTCAAGAGAAACAAATTGGATATTGATGGGTAGGAATCTTATTTCATTCGATAGGGATATCGTGGATGAGGTGGTAAGAAGATCTGATGGGAAGTTTACCAAACAACAGGTAGAGTGGTGCATGAAAGCATCCGTATCTTACATCCATCACCTAGCTAGGTATACTGACAATATATCTATCAGAATCCCGTTTATCGGATACGTTATATGCAATCTCCGAGAGATGCGGGTAAGGCGTGATAAGATACGCCGGATATTTGTCAAGGAAGGTAATCGTTATCCGGATGAAAGGATGCCTATTGAACTTGATTGTCTGGATAAGAAGATTAAGGCGATAGAGGATATGGAGGGGTTGAAGAACGGAGATCCTCTTATACGTGATAACCATGAGGCCATGTATCAATGTCGGTATGGAATGACATGGGAACAATTACAGGATTTTCAACAAAAACAATTTAAGAAATAATATGCAAACAATCGGTAAGGCCCAAGTAATAGCCCAAGCTTGGGAAGACAGTTTATTGGGTAGGATTCCTAAGGATGAGAAGGATTATCCGGAGTGGTACAAGAATCGTCTTGATTTATGCAAGAAATGTCCTAAGAACTCTTCTAATATAGCTTTCTTTAAGTTACCAGCTAAGGTATTGCTGCAAAGATTGATGGGAAGACAGGCATGCTCGTTGTGCGGTTGCTTTATCAAGGAAAAGGCTTGGATGAAGACCGAGGTATGTCCGTTGAAGTTCGTGGAAGGAGAGAAAGCCAAATGGAATGCTATGGAGGTGATAACGGCCGATCATAACGATTTTAATATCGAGTGCCCTAACGATTCCTTTGATATAGGACTTACGGATGACGAGAGCGAGTTTTATCTAAATATTTTTGATCAGAAAATAGGTGATAAGATAGAAATCGTGTTATTTATCACCCATAAAGATGGTTTCCATGTCAAGGAGCATCATCTTGGATGTGGATGTATGGGAGACGTGTCATATAACAAACATCCTGACAATGAGAATAGAACTATATTTAGGATGACGTTAGATACCTCAAAATATACGGAAGGTCATTTTGAGAAACATCTATCTCTTATGGGTTATACGAAGGATGATCCTGAACGTAATTTCAAACATTTCCCGCTACGTATTATAGGGGAAGCTTATAAGTAAATACTATGCGAAGTCCTGTAAGAAGTAATATAGATGATCGTATCCATGCTCTTATTGTCATGGAAGTCGGTTGCCGTGAGTTACCCGAATATTCGCTGGGTGATATACTTTACTCCGCTTTAAGGAGAGTTGCTAAGGCTAATGGTGGTAACGTACGCTTCTTGCGGGATATTAGCACCAGAGATTTATTAAGAATAATAGATCAGAGTATCAGTGATGAGATTGAGTTAAACAACAATGATTATAATGCGTAATATGGAAGATAAAGATATAAAAACAGAGATTAGAGATTATCTTAAAGAAGAGGCGGATACCCATATAAGGCATTGGATAGCCATAAAACGTGAGAGCAAGCGTCTGTATAGCGATATTGAGGATAGGACTAAGAAGATAGCCCTTAAATCATCTTCGTTGATAAAAGAGGAGGATTTTGTCGTTCTTCATGAGATGACCCATAAGATACAGATGTTGAATATAGAGGCTGTAAAAGTCAATTCTAGGTTGATGTTCATAATCCAGTTGGCTACCAGCTTCGGTATGGATCTGGATTTAGATACGACATATGCGTCCACCGCCAAGAGCATTATAGAAGACAGAACGTCTGGATTCGTGTTTTATGATGACAAGGAACGTCTTAGATATGCTGACAAGGAGCTTGAGGATATGTTCCATGACATGAGCGTGACGGAAGTAAGTAAGATCGGGGTTGTTCAGTCTTATGAGCTTCTTATGAAACAGTATAACGAGTTTAAGGATATGAAAGCCAATGCCACAGGGAAGACGAAAGCCGACGAGTAAGGACGCTGATCGGGTCAATGATAATCTTGAGGTCATAGCTAAGGCTATAAACGACGCTAAGACTTATATTGATAAACATCCTTGGGATAAGGAGAAGCCGGAGGATATGGCTAGGGCATTTGACTTCATATCAAAATTAATCGATAAGATAAATACATGGAATGATTCTTATATGGAGAAAAGTGGGATCATGGATGTATATAGGTCTGTAAGCAATGTCCAGAAAAAGGAACGTAAGGGTCAGGTTTCTGGTGGAATCGAGTCTGTTTTAAAGGATATTATAAAATGAGTCTAAGCACGAGTCCAGAATTTTATGTAAACATGAAAAATCCTCCTGTATGGAACGATCTGTTCGGTTGGGAGGATCAGGATGACGATGTTAAGCAGTTCTTTAAAGAAGAGGCTTATAAGGTCAAGTACGGGGTGACTATCAATGGTACGTTCATCCCTCCATGGCTTTATTGGCATGTTAATTTCTTTCCCGTATTCCAGGATCTTCCAAACGGGGAACGTGTGCCAGCGATCAGTCGTTTGCGTGATAACGAATGGTTTTTCGCCGAGATGTACCAACGTGCCCGTATGGAGAAGAAAGGGTTGGGAATGTTTGGTACTCGTCGTTTTGGCAAGGCTCTTCTGGACTCGGAGCTGATATATACTCCTCATGGATCTAAGAAAATAGGATTCGCCGATATCGGGGATATCATATATGGTGATGATGGTAAGCTTACGACTATAGTGGGCGTATATCCTCAGGGATTCGTTGATACGTACAAAGTGACCTTTGAGGACGGTCGCAGCGTGGTGTGTTGCGGGCAGCACCAGTGGAAAGTCAAGTATCATGGTGATTATAAGGTTATGAGCACTATGGGTATCATCCATTCTGACTTCTCCAAAATGACTATAGATATTGGGGAAGCGGTAGATTTCCCTGAGCGGAGGTGGCTGATATCGCCCCAGCTCATGGGGTCTCTGGCCGCCTCCTTCCTTTGTGGAGCTACCGACAGGATCTTTGAACTAAGCAAGAAGGAGATGGATGATGTCATTTATTCATCCAAAAAACAGAAAGAGTTGTTCATAGGATCGTTTATGAAGATCGCTTGTGGTATAAATACCGGTGACGATCGTTTTAAGGTCGTTTATAAAAGCGAGTATATTATATCCTTTGTAAGGAAAATATTTTGGTCTATGGGGTATTATTGTGTCATGGATGGTGATGATATGTATATATCTAAGACCCACGATAGGCTTAGGATATCTGATATAGATTATTACGGTAGATATAAGGCTACTTGTATTGAGGTCGATAATAAATCGCATCAGTTTCTTACTACCAATTTTGTCGTCTCCCATAATACGACCATCATGTCATCACTTCTCCAGATGAACGCTACGATGACTATCGGTCTTAGTCATTCTGTAGTAGGATTCAGCGACAGTGACTTATCCAATATCGGCGAGTATTGTGAGTATGGTCTTGATCATGTGCATCCTTTTTTCAGGATCAACAGAACCAAGACCGACTGGAGTTCGGGAGTTACATTAGGCAAGAGGATGTCCAATGGTGTACGTGATATCCATGCCATTATCTCTATAGCCAACATCAACATGGGTAGGAAGACCTCCACGCAGAAGACGGCTGGTTTGACACCGGCTACGGCTATTTTCGACGAGGTTGGTAAGGGACCTATCAAGAAGCCGTACACGGCCGCCATGCCTTCCTACGACACGCCTTATGGCTGGCGTCTTAGCCCTATCTTGGCCGGTACTGGTGGTGAGGTAGAATTATCCAAGGACGCTCAAGAAATGTTTTCTGATCCTGAGACCTACAATCTTCTGGTTATGGACTGGGATATTTTAAATCGTAGAGCCATGAAAGGAAAAACATGGAAAGAACGGAAATGGGCGATGTTTGTTCCGGGACAAATGGCAAACTCCGGTGTCAAGGTAACTATAGGTTTGGGTGATTATTTAGGAAAACCTGATGATAAGAAGCTTAATAAGATCAAGATTGACGCCACAGACTTCGAGGCTAGCACCAATAAGCTTAATGAGGAGCGGAAGAAACTATCTACAAAGGACAGGGTAGCCTATACCTCTCATACCATGTTCTATCCTTTTACGATTGATGACTGTTTTTTAAGCTCTTCTCAAAATCTGTTCCCGGTTGAGTACGCTATCAAGCATAAGAACGATCTTCTTGAGTCGGGTCAATATAGCGGCATGCTGTGTGATGTTTTTCTTGAATCGGGCAATAAGCTTGGTACTACTAAATCTAATAAACAGCTAGCTGGTTTCCCGTTTAGTGGAGGTGTTATTGACGCTCCTGTTCAGATATTTGAGATGCCTCAATCTAATAGGTTTGATGATTTTATATACGTAAGCTCGCTCGATCCGTATAAGCAAGCGAAGTCTGATACCCCTTCATTAGGAGCTTTTTATGTATTCAAAAGGCGTGTTGGTATTCGAGATCCTTATGCCTATAGAATAGTGGCTTCATACGTATCCCGCCCATCATCCATAGATCAGTTTTGCCGTACTTGTGAGGTGCTTCAGAAGGGATATGGTGCTATATGTCTTATGGAGAACGCTGACCAGATGTATGAGCAGTATCTTAATCGGAAGAGTGGTATGCCGGCATCTTTCTTCCTGTTTGCTGGTGAGGCAATAGCCAATAAGTATGTGAAGGCCGGCTCCCGGCAGAATAGCAAGTTAGGTCTATACCCTACCCCCGGTAACCAGAACCTGCTATTCTCGTGTGTCGTGGATTACTGTTGGCAGGATTTCGTTATCGGATATGACGATAATACCGGTCTTGATATAACGGTGAAGGGCATTGAGTTGATCGATGACATAGCTCTACTGGATGAAATAATACAGTACAAGCCCGGATTGAACGTCGATAGAATTATATCGTTTGGTCATGCTTTAGCTTTAGCTAGGTATTTTGACGATAACAATTACATGCCTAAATCGAAGATCGAGGAGATGAATAACGCCCGTAAGGAAGACGCTTATAAACACCATGAGGTATATGCCTCTGCCTTTGGATCGGTATCTATAGGAGCGTTTCGGTAGTTTGGTGTCGCTTAATAGTTTATCTTTGCTAAAAACAATTGGATTGATATGGAGATTTTCAATAGAGATCATTCGTTTCCAGCAAAAGGAGCGCTATTAGGATTACCTCCTCAGGCTATTTCCACGAAAAAAAAGAACAAGAAATGGAAAGAGGATTGCATGGACGCTCTTGAGACGATAGGGTTGAAACAGTATGATCGTAACCAGATGTACCGTGACTATTATCTGATGGCGGATGGTAAGTTATCTTTTATGGAGATGGCGGATGTTATCCCTCAGTTAAGGAACGTACAGAAGCTAAGGAGCGATATAAGAATACCTTCTTTCTTGAAGCATTACGATATCATAGGTGGTATCGTAAACGCCTTTGAGGGATGGCTGACAAACCTACAGGATAAGTATACGGTTAATGAGGTAGGTGATATGGCTATAAGTGAGTATGAGGATACGATGTCAAACTTACTTCATCGTCATATACAAGAACAGTGGGATATTATCGTCAATC